AGTTGAGTCTGGATCGAATGATACTTTCTTAACATACTCATGTTGGTTTGCCCACCATTCTATAGTACCAATGTCAACAGTTCTTCCCAAACGAACACCTTGATCTTTGGCTTTGATCTTTACAAAGCATGCGTTGTCAAGTAGATCCTGATACGTTGGTCGTTTCTCTGGGTCAAAATGAATTAACGCTGCCGATAAAATGACAGCGTTAGATTCAACACCCAATGTCTCCACATCGAACATGAACATTAATAGTCCCTCTTATATCCAACCTCAGTAACAAAGGTATGCATCTTCTGTTCATCAGACCATGAAGAACAGTACTCATTTTCTTTGTCACACAGGGTAATGATTTCTTCCCTTGCAATTTCACGAGTGCTAAGAATAGACTCACCAATCCAAAGTTGAGAAAACTCTCGCATCTCTTCAGAGGTAACTGTGTCAGCTGCCCATGTTTCAGCACTGCAAGGATACTCACGTTCGTTATGATCATCGGGTACTTCGATAACATAACGCATGCGGTATTGGGAAATAGTATCAACCAAAACAAATTTACTCATCTTTATTACCTTTCATTGCCAGTGCTTTGTTTAAAGATTTCTGCGCATGACGCAGTCCGAATTCCATCTCATATCTTTGTTGTTTCAATAAAGAAATCTCACGAGATTGTTGTGTAGTATGTTCATACAACTCTACAGTATCTTTCTTGAGTTTCTCAACCCAAGTAGTTACTTTATGTATAGTAACCCAAGTGCCATCAGCAAGTTTGGTATGACCATCACGAATGCGTAGTTCATCAGTCCACCTACTACCTTCCTTTTCTTCTTTCCAAGAAGGAATAGGTTCAAACAAAAACAATTCTTGTTGTTCTAATTTCCGTAGGAGAACATCAAAGTTTTCTTCAACCGTATCTTTACCATAAAACATTATTCATCTCCCTCATCGACTTCATCATTACGACCATCCATATCTGCATGAATATCACAAAGAGTACGATGCCAGCCCATGCTGTATCGTTTTCCTGGAGCACCACACTCTTCACAAGTACGATAACTCATACTCTCCGCAAACGAAATAAAGTTATAGTGTTTGTCAGTTGCAGCCTGAACATAAAATCTCAACCCACCAAACTTTTCTTTTACTTGAGAAGCAACTGGAACTTTACTTGCTTCTTCTTCCATGATCTGTTTACGGAGATCGATCTCACCCTGTGTGATAATATCACCAGAGCCACCATACATCTTCTCACCAACTTTATCTTTGATGAATTCATAGCGACTCTTTGCTGCATAGTATTCACTACACAAGTTACCACAAAGAACATCGATGATATTATACCATCCATCACCAGTAGAAATACCCCAACACATGGCTGTGGTTCGCATATCCGCATTGCGATCCTTGAAGATCAGCGGATACTTTGCACATAGTGCTTCATCAAGTTCAGTTCTCATGACCAAGTCCTATGTGCTTCAGCAATATGTTCCATGCCGTCGTATTCTTCAACGATGTAGTCAACATCATCTGGAATTTCTACAACTGCTAATTCAGCATGAGAACCCCATGATTGTTGACCTAACTCTTCAACTGCTTGAACCAATGCTGGGTCATGTCGTTCGATCTCTCGTGGATAAACAGTTTGAGTAGATTGAGTTTCATTGTATGCACGACGATCTTCTATTGACATCGCATAGAAGGCAGCACCTTCTTTAGATTCAATACGATCTTCTGGCTTAACTATCCAGTAAGTCCAGAATCCCCAATGGTCTTTGCCTTGCTCTGGATATACAGTGATACCTTTGATCTCAAAGTATCGCATAACTGCTTCATGGCTCAAACCAAATCCACCAAAACAACGATTGATTACTACTTTCATTTTATATCCTTTGAATTATCTGCAACATCTTTATCATCACGAATCTCAACAAAGATTGGAAGGAACAAAGACTCATCTCCCAATTTATTCTTTATACGACTATTATACTTGATTGCCACAATTCGGTCAACTAAATTTTCATTGATCAAGTTCTTGCGTTGCAGATCGTTTAGACCAGAACCAACAGATACCTTTACAACTCCATCAGCTGATTCACAAAGTAGATTGCCAAGCATACCTACATACTTACCTTTACCTTCTTCAATGCCAACGATCTTAAGATCACACTCAAGTTCTCCCTTGAATTTGATCTGAGACTTGCTTCGTTTGTCTTCCCATTCACCAGAGCCATCCTTGAGGATGATACCTTCAAACCCTTCGGTAAGATATTCTTGAAAGATCTCTTGCGCTTCTTCCAAAGTTTGCACAATGGTAGTGGTAACAGTCCATATCTTTTTGTTCTCTGACTCTTGTTTGGAAACAAGCTGAACTAAATTTGAGAATCGTTTTGCATATGGAGTGGGACAGTGTCCATCAGTAAAGTAAGCAAAAGGAATCATATCCCATACGCTTGCACGGACCAGTGCAGCTTCTTGAACACTGATAGTTCCCTTGTTGGCTTTGGAAAGAATTCCATTACCAGTTTGACGATCAGCAAATTGATGATCACCTTCAAACATCACAAGCAACTCTCCATCAAATACGCAATCAACATCACCAGCAAGTGCGGCAAATTCTGCTTCCAGATTGCCAAGCAGGTTTAGCTCCTTGCCATTTCTACTACGAAATTCTACCTTACCACTTCTGACGATAGCGTTGAAGCGCATCCCGTCCATTTTCATTTGGGCGTATGCTGGGTACTTTATTTTGTCTACTAGTTTCTGGTCGTACCCGCTGCACAACATTACTGGATACTCTTTGATCAAGCCACCCCACACTGCGTTTGCAGTTGATACTTGCACGCCACATTTCAAATCCTTTTGAATAATACGCTCAATGACCTTTGCATCGTCTTCGGTTGTGTTGCTAAGAATAGCGGTCAGGTGTTCAATGGCGGCATTGCCAGTCACATGACGCTCGGATAGATCAAACAAAAGATCCATAGCTTCGTCCAAACGAATTGTATGTTCGGGAAGTCCTCGGGTATACTTCGGGATCTTGCGTTGATAGAATTGTGTAAAAGGGTCGAGAGCCAAGCGCACTACATTGCGCAGAGTTTCGTTATTGCTGTTTGCATTCAATTGTTCAATTTTGAAATTACGTGATGCGTTTGCAGCGAGACTCTCGAGAAAAATGTTAATGTTCATTTGTGTTTCAATTCCTTAAATCTACGGTATCTCATGTCAAACCTAATTGGCTTGATGAACTTCTTTACCTGTTTTGTATCCATGTTGTAGAAGGCAACCATCTTTGACTTGTCGTCAGTGAGGTAGTAGATGTGGTTGGTTACATTACCAACCCAATCATTCGTGATCTCTTGAAAGACTCTCATGCTGCTTTCCGAAAGTAGCCGTAGCGGAGTCCCAACAGAAAGCACAAGTACTCATCGTCACCATCGCTTCCTTCTGCTTCGTGGATCCACTTGAGTGCAGCTTCACGGGAAACTGCGCCAGCAGCGATCAAAGAATCGATCTGCGCTTCGAATCGTTTGGCTGCTTCGGTTTGAGATTCCTCACGAGCAATGTCTTCACGCTCGATCTCTCGACCAAGAACTTCGAATTCAGCTTCGAAGTCAGCCTCAGTCCAGCTGGATGTATCAATCCCACGAGGACGGACGCCATACGCATCCTTGTACATATCCCAGTACTGACACTGCATCTGTTCCAACACAGACATCTCTTCCCAAGATTTGAATTCAGACATAACGATCTCCTGATTAAGCTAAGGTAAAGGTAGACTTAGTGGGTGCACCAGCTGGGAATCCAGAGGTACCAACCACATAGCCACGAGAGGACTTACCACGCATCTTTTGCGTAGGTGCTTTGCGGGACTTCACAACTTCAATGGAGCCACCTTTCTTGAGAAATTTGGCAACTTGCTTTTCGGTCTCGGCACGCAATTCAGCTTTGGACTTAAACACAACAGACATTTTTAGCTCCTTTTCAATCATCATAAGATAATTATACGCCATACCTGAATTAAAGTAAAGGGATATCTGATAATCCCTTACGAATCTGAGGGGATTCCTCCCGACTAGGGATCACGTAAGTTGTTGATATGTAAGGGTATTTTTCTAGCCCGAGAGGGGCTAAAACGTCCTAGGGGACGCTGGGCAGGTAGGGGTGGGTAAACCCCTGCTGGGGCTGCTAAAACGTCCCTACGGACGTTCTAGAGGGTCTTAAGAGACGATTTGGAGCCCACTCAGGGCACTGGCTGGGACGACCTCGATACCCGAGCCAAAGATTCGGTTGTACTGGCTGGCCAGTTCCTCATCGGCTTCGGCTTCAGAAGCGATCGCTGTTAGGTGAAGGTGGACGTTTCCTTTGGCGTAGACCATGTAAGGAGCAAGTCCCACGCTCATACCTTTAACACCTTGTTGAATCATAATCGTTGCTGGATTATCAAGAGCATAACCACCACCAATGTTGCTCACTTTGCTGATGAGTTCCTCACCAGAAATCAATTTAAATACTTTAATCACGTCAAGTCCTTTGCTAAAAATTCAATGTAGTCTGCTGCTTCGTTGTGCTCATGAAAGTGTCTTATGTGAAAGTTATCCAGTTCAAAGTAGTGTTGAGCAACGACAAGGACTTCTTTGCTTTTGTATACAGATATCTTCATGATCCAATCCCCACGTCGTATGGCTACGAACGAGATAAGGTTGGGGGACAATTTTGCTTTCATACAAGTATTTAGGGGAACCCGAAAGTCCCCCTAAAATTGTATGATTACACTAGACTTTAAAGGCGACTAGCAACTTCGTCATAAGTTTCCTCATTCAAAATTTGCTTCTGTCCTCTAGTCTTGACTGGAACTTTCTTTGGCTTGTGTGCTTCAGGAATCATACGCTCAAGTGCGATCTTCAACATACCGTTGAAGTACTCTGCGTCTTTAACTTCGATGTGATCATCGATAGCAAAGGCACGAGTGAATGCACGATTAGCGATTCCTTTGAACAGATAACCCAAAGAGTCGTCAGTCTCTTGTTTCACATTACCACGAACTACCAGTTTACCACCATCGATCTCGATGTCGATTTCGTTTTGAGCGAAACCAGCAACAGCGATCTCAATCGTGTAGTGATTCTCCGAATTCTTTCGAATGTTGTATGGAGGGTAGTTTGGAATATTTTTCGTAAGATCAGCATGCAAAGTTTGCATTTGTTTTGCAGTGTCTTCGAAACCGACAAAGAATTTGTCGAAGTCCTTAAATCCTGGACCAAAGAATCCTAAATTATTTCCCATGGTAATCTCCTTATTGTTTAGCAAATGCTTTTTTAGCATCGAATGTGTACGCTGACAAACCGAGTGTAGTCCAGAAGTCTACATTGGCTTTAGCGACGATCTTTGCGAAAGAAGACTGTGCTTCAATAAATTGATTGAGTGGCTTTTTTAGTTCTTCGTTTTTGACGCAGGTCTCAACGAATTTAGATTTGATTCCTTGGAAAGAATCGATGGCTGTGTTAATGTTATTCAACATTGTTTTG